TTGTAGTTGATGGGTTTAATTGAACTCTGGTGCCACCATTAAACTGTGATACTATATCAGAAAGTTCTTCTTCACTAAGTGTGTTAGCAGTGCCTTCTAGTCTTTTATATTTGTCTGTGTCAATGCCTTCAGAACGGTCTTTGTCAATTTGACTTTGCATAAGTTTGCTAAGTGCTACTAGAGCACTAATTCTAGCAATACTACCGCCTATACCTGCTCCGCCAAATAGTCCTTTAGCGGCACCCCATAAATCGTCTATCCAACTCATTTTTTAGCCTTTGCTCCAAATGCAAAATTACTTTGACTTAATTGTGGAACTCTGTCAAAACTTCTATCAGCTGGAAAATCATCTGGATTTGTTTTTCTACCAGTTTTTTTCCTTTTTGCTAATATCATAGTTGACGCACAGTCAAACATAATAGTATTTGATGCTGTTTTATCGTTCTGGTTCCAGTCTTCACTGATACCAAAGTTAGTTACAATACCTGTAAATCTTAGTGCCGGATTACCTGCTACACTTAATAAAGCACCTGTCACAGGATCAAAAAAGGCACGCCTAATCTCAACTGGTGATCCTTTAACATAATAATTTTCAACTAAGTTTCTGTTACCTTGCGGAACACCACTAATAGTTATTGTTATTCTTTTATCACTGGCAGTTAATTCGCTTGTAGCTTCAGTAACTGCTAATAAATCACCTAGAGTGTTGTAAGTGTCACTACCAATGGTATAACTTACTCTATGGTTTGACATATTTAGGTCACCATAACCATCTATAGTAATTTTAACAAATGTTGCGGCTTCTACACTGCCGTAACCTGATAAGTCAATCAATGCCATTAGTTAATTGCCTCGTAAAATGTAAATGGTCCTGTAAATGATACAATGTCTCTGTCAATAATAGTCCAATTTGGAAAATTAACACACTTGACTGTCCAGGTAACATTCTGAGCAATATGAATAATGTCAGAACTGGTTGCTTCTAGTAAAGGTCTATGTAAAGTAACAGTGGTGTTAGGATAAATTACATCACTGGCTACTTCATACACTGAATTACTGCCTAACTGTATAAAGTCACCTGTTTTAAGTGTTACTTCACCATTGGTTAAATTGTGTCCAGAGCCTGTGCCTGTTAGTGTTACAGTGTTACCTGTTGTCCAGGATGCTGTCCAACCTGTGATAACATCACTGTCACCTTGATAACCTGTTAGCCAACTATTATAACCTGAATTGTTTATTTGCACTGTGCCTTCAGTGTGTCTATCTAAGGCTTCCATAGCTGTGATGTAAGGTCTTGCCCCACTCCATCTCTGACCTGATGGCATAGTTACATCAAAACGCCATATCTGTCCACCTCTTGATGTTGTTCTAAGCGTTTGGTCTCTTGATATTGTCTGTGCTACAACACCCCTTTTGTTAATACTGATTTGCGATGCGTTGTCAAACACCCATTGAAATGCTGTTGTCATTATGCTATTCCCATACCTAATTGTCTTCTACCACGATCTACAATAGCGTGGACTGCCGCTGGATCTCTTGCTAATAATTCTTGGAAACTTCTAGCATCCACAGCATTGATATTGTATGTTACATTACCACCCATACCATCCATTGGTGTAATGTTAGCTGGTCCTGTAATTAATTCTGGACCTGCTTCACCTGCGATACCAATCTTACCTGCTGGTAAGTAACCACCTTGTGCAAAGAAACCACCAAATAGTCCGCCAATGGCTGAGCCAATACCACTTAGGATACCACCCATAAAACCACCACCGCCACCACCAGACTCACCACCTCCCATAATGCCACTGAATACTGATGCTATAAGTTTTTGTAGTTCTGCTCTTAGTAGTTGTTCAATAATTGAGTTGATAAACTCTTTCCAGTTTGCTTCACCTTTCATCATAAAGTCAACAAACAGGTCTTCCATACCTCTAACTGTGGTATCAAATACTTTTTGTGCTTGTTGTGAAGCATTGGTTGCGTTTTCAACATATTTCTTAAATGCTATTTCCCAACCTGTTTCCCATGTTCTTGAGATTTCATAGTGTTCTTGATGAATTTGTTTAAGTTTTTCTACACCTTCATAGGCTCTTTCATAGTATTCATCAACAATGTCTTTTGGCACTGAATCTAATGCTACTTTGTTGATACGAGCATATTCAGCAATCTGTGCTTCTGCTGATTCTCTTGCGGCCGCTTCAATGTCATAATATTTCTTCTCAATATCAGTCATTGTAATTTTAGCAATTTCATCCTGCACACCACGAACTTGACGCTGTAATTCAACTTGTCTGTCCAAGGTATATTCACGCATTTTTTCAACTTCAAGTGCTCGTCTGTTTGCTTCAACAAGATCTTCTAAACTATTGACATAGTCTTGGTTTTGACTAATAATTTTAGCTTCAGCTTCTTCTAATTGTCTTGTTGCTTCTGCTCTATATTGGTCACCTTTAGCTAGATCATTTTGTATTTTAAGTTTTTTCTCAGCAATTTTTGCCAGTTCATCAGCTAATTTTTGCTCAGCTTCACCACGCATTTCTGCTAATTTTTGTTGACTTTCTGATAAACCAACTGCCTCGGTTTCAAGTTGTAGTTTTTTTAACAGTGCTTCATTACCAGCTTGATATCTTGATGTTAATGCTTCTATTTCACCGCTTAAACTTGCTGTTTGTAGTTTTAATGCTTCTGCTAGTCTAGCACCATCACCTACAGTAGCTTGATTTACTTTATCAACAGCTTCAGCAGTTTTTTCTATTTCAGTTGTAGCTTCTTTAGCACCATCAGCACCCATTTTGAAATAAGTGTATAGGCCTGCGGCACCACCAAGTAACACTGAGCCAATTTTAATTAAAGGATTTTTACCAATTACAGCATTTAACACACCAAATGCTTCTGCGATTGCTAGAATTTTACCAATGGCTACCACTGTAAAGTAAGCAACAAATGCTGATGTTAGTTCTTTGATATTGTTAACCACTAACATGATAGCATCACCAACAAAAGCACCAAACTGTTTAAAGCCTTCCATGTTCACTGTGATAAAGTCAGTCATTGTTCTTGCGGCTTTGGCTAGAGCTTCATTAAGTCCACCTTGCCCAATAGCATCACTGGCATTATCAATAGCATCACCCAAGTTGTTGAATGCTTGGCTAACATTGTTTAGTCTACCTTCAACAGCACCACCAAAGCGTTCATTCAATCCTTCTTGTAGTGCGCCTAATAGGAGTTGAGCACCTTGTGCTGATTTACCAACTTCTGATATTTCTAAACGAGTAACACCTAGTTTTTCATTTAGGATATCAAATACTGGAATACCACGATCAGCTAGTCTGTTAAGTTCTTCAAGACCCAAACCACCTGCTGTTGTCCTAGCAAATAAGTCTGTGATAGCTTGGAAAGCACCCACTGAGTCTGCGGCAATGGCCGCTGTGTCTTGGAATGTGTTTAGTAGTTCATTGGTAGGTTCAATACCTGCCGCTTTTAGTTTAATGAATGATTCAGTTAGTTGTTCAACTGAGAATATACTTGAAGTAGCAAAAGTTTTAATGTTATCAAATGCTTGAGCACCAGCATCAGCATCTTTCATTAACAGACTTAGTGATGTTCTTAAGTCTTGAAACTTAGCGGCTGTTTCAACAATACCTTTAACAGCAAAACTTGTAGCAATGGCCGCACCAAGTTTAACAAAACCTGATGTTAAACTAGATGTTTGCCCTTGTAAGCCTTTAAGGTTGCTGTTAATTTGAGCAAAACCGCGTTTGGTTTCGTCAACTAACCTTACATTAATATCAGTGGTAGCCATGTTTATAATTTCCTAACAAATTTAGCCAGTCTATCCTCTATATACTTTACAGTATGCTTGATCATACCGTCTGGTGCTTGTTTTGAATATCCATCTTCAAGTCTTTGTGCGTATGGATAGTCAGCACGGATTGTGTTTCTTGACAATTTAGTTTTGTTACGAGCATTGCCTGAGCGTTTAGGTGTTTTATCTCTAAACACTTTGTGAGCATCGCGAGGTATTGCTTTGATCTCTTTGCTCACGGCCTCAAATTGTTTTTTTATAGCACTAGTGTTTACATGTATTGATAACATTATTTTTTCCGCTTAAACTGTTTTGCTCTTTCAACTACCTGCATCATTTCTGATTCAGACAGTTCTGGAGCTGGAGGTGCCCGACCTGTTCGTTTGGCTTCCTCATACTCTCTAAGGTAATTTTCATACTTTTGCCCTAATTGAGCAATCTGTATATCCCAACTATTACCTTTTGCTATGAGTTCACTTGGTAGAACTCCATACCTTTTAGCTACCCAATCTATGGTAGCAATTATTTCTAACTCTCTGTCGCCTTTTTGGACAACACGCTTGTTAACTTTCCCAATTCTTCTACCACCTTAGTAATTGCTTTTAGCTGTAGTGCCATTGGTAATTGTTCACCGCTGTCTGTTAAAATCTTTTTGCCGTCTTTGTCAAGTATAAGTTCTTTTACTAATCCACTGGTCTGTGAAAAGTCTTGACTGTCTATTCTACTCATTCTAACAAATGTTTCAATATCTTGTCTGTCTAACATCCAGAATGATACTGGTTCACCGTATTCTTTTACAGTGTCCTCGTCATCTAGTTTGATTTCCATTAGTTGTGGTTTTGCGGCTAATTTTGATAAGTCCATTTAATCTTCCTCTCTGTTAATCATTTCGTTTAAGACTGCTAATTGAAAAGTCAGTCTGTTTCTAGCTTTGTTATTGTCCTTGATTGAACAATTAACTTCGTTTAGAGTTTTAGCAGTTTCTGCTAACATACTCTGTAATAATTCTTTATTGGTTTTGTTCTGTAAAACATCCATAAATCTTATTCCTTCTTGTCTGTATTTATATAGATAAAAGGGCGTCATAAACGCCCTTATTATCTTAGATCACAATCTAAATTATGTTACTGTATACTCACCGTCAACAGTGATAGTAACAGGTGTCACCCATACAGGTGAATCTGCTGATACTGTTGGTGCTAGACCTGTAACATAACCACGGCCACTAATAGTCACTGTGTCTGTTGCTGAGTCATCGTCACCCAAGTATAAACTAAATTCAACTAAGTCTTTTTGGTTACTCATTCCAAAGATACCAGCGGCTGATGCTGTAGTGCCTGTGCCAGTTCCTGATGTTCCAAAGAATGTAGTAGCATCAACGACTAAATTGATAGCAATACTGTTTGTTGAGGTAGTAGCCACATTTTGTTTAGATTTTGAATCCAATGATGTCCAGGTAAAAACATCGTTACTTGCGTTCACTGTGATATCTTGCATCGCGCCTATAGACAAACTATCGTTTAGTGCGTCAGCATTGATCTCAAGACTCAGTGTCGCTTGTTTTGCCGCTACACCTGGTGCTGGATA